CCACCCGCAGCGCCATTTGCGCTACCATTAGTTCCACCTCTGCCGCCACCATCACTAGTTACAGTTGAAAATACTGAGTTTGAGCCACTAGTCGGACTTACAGCTCTGCTATTAGTTGAGCTTCCACCAGCGCCAACCGTAACAGTAAAATTAGTGTTTTTGGCGCAAGTTAATGCAGATTCTAATGAGCCACCGCCGCCAGTATTGTTTACTGTACAGCGTAAGCCACCAGCACCGCCGCCACCGCCAACATTTATACCGCCGCCGCCGCCACCAGCGACTACTAGATAGTCAACAGTTATGCCACGCGGATAATTTTGACTAGCAATAATGCCCAATAAACTCATTACGCTATATCTCCTACGACTAAAAACGTATTAGATGCTGTACAAATAATAGAGGCAGCAGATTTGTTAGCGCGTAGTTTAGGTGCGCTAGAAGTTGCACCTGTGCTAGTTATTGTTACACCTGCACCTTGCGCTAGTGTTACTTGACCTGCGCCTATCTGCGCTATGTTTATTACATCACCCGCGCTAAAAACGCTAGGCGGTACAGTTAAAGTAATTGGGCTTGCGTTATTAAGTGTTACTAGCTGATTAAGATTACCTGCTACTAAAGTGTAAGTAGTGCCTGTTTCTGCATCAAACTCTAATTTTAAGCGTAGTACAGCTGTACCGCTAGTAACGCCGCCTGATAGCCCTGAGTCTGTGCCTGTAGTTATGCCCTCTATATCACCTGTACCGCTACTTGCTGCCCACGCGCTGCCTGTGTAATACCAGAGACTATTATTATCTTTTGTGTATGCGAACTGTCCCTCTTGCGGTGATGTTATAGCAGCATCTCTAGCAGCTTCACTAGCAAAAACTAAGACGCCTTGCATTAAATAGCCATTTACGTCCGCGGAGGTTAGTACCTCACCTGTCTGAAAATTCTTAAATCCTAAACCTGCAGCCATTTATATCTCCTTAGTAAGCGAGCGAGTCCTCATCCAGTAGGCCATCTACTAGAGAGTCTAGCACGAACCCACTCGCGAACGGTTGCGCGGTGGTAAAAGTAGTATTAAAAGAATTAGGCGTAATGTCATAAGCGACGCCAGTTATTACCGTATCGCTCTCTACGTTGCCACCTTGCAGCACCTGTATTACGGTAATGGGATCATAGACGTCTAGGCTAAGAGCTGCAGTAACGCGGTCTGGACTTGCTCCGTCGTATGCATCTAGGGTTAAAGATTCCAGGCGTAGGTCTGCTCCTACCTCCTGGCGACTTGCTACGATCATAAGCGCCTGATTTAAGGCATCTGTATCGGTCTGCGCTATGGAGCTACGGTTACGACTATGCTTAAAAAATGTATCGATGCTGTCTACGTTATTTACCGTCTGCGGTGTACCGCCAGTACGTGTAACAGTGCAGCTGTTAATAAGTCCAAAATCTGATAAATCAAAAGCTACTTTTTGATAGGTAATAGTGCCAGGTAATCCAGTATCGCTAAACACTGTGGCTGTACCGCCAGAGGCTGTAATTATGTCCTCTCTAGACTTAAAGGTGGCGTAGCCTTGCTGGTTGATATAAAAGGCTCCTAAATCTGTAGCCTCTACTGTCTGACAGGCTGATAGAGCTGTCCTAGTACTGCCTGTATCTGCCTGTACGGTCGTATCTGCAGTCGTAGATATAGAGCGCATACCGCCAGGCCACTCAGCGGCGTCTAAGATGCTAGTAATCCGCTGAGCTGTAGTCTGCCCAGCTGTCCCACCTGTAACAGTCGATATAGATGCCAGATTAAGTAACTGAAATCCATCTACGCAGTTAAGATCTACAAAGGCAGGGTCGAATCCTGTAGGACTGCTATATCTCCAGGACTGTACATACATAGATCCTAATGCGTATTCTTGTCCTCCAAAAGTACCTATAAATCTAATCTTACGCATAGGTAAAATTTTTCCGTATAATGGACTTAATGTATTAGCAGGGTTAAATAAACCTGTTTCATCTATTAAACGTAACGCGGCATTTCCAGCCGTAAAACTATCAGAGGTACGATTATAGGCTCGTCTTATGCTAGCTCTCAAAACGTACTGACTAACGTCTACTATTTCAGACGCGCTAGTACCTAATACAGACTGATCTAGCGGAGTAGAGGGATCATCTAATACTAAACTAGGGTCAAAGTTCGCACCATTACTAAAGTCAATAGTGCAAGTAAATGTAGCGCCAGTAGTCATTATTCAAGTAATAGTAGGCTATTACCTGTACGCTGTGTCGCATATACGGCATCGGTGACAGCTGCTACTAAATCGTTTTGAGCAATTACGGATCCAGATACATTAACATTTACCATTACTGGCGCACTACTAGGACGGCCATAATTAGGTAAATTTACATAATCACCCTCTGCACCTATTTGTAACTCAAATAAAGTTTTAGCATTTATACCTGATTCAACTAGCTGATCCTGTAGTTCTGGAGGTAGATTTTGTAAATAAGGTTTTCCAGGCCCTTCTCCTATTTTTGGACTTGCTGGATATGGCCCAGGCTTAACACTAGGAGTAGTGCTAGGAGTAGTGCCTGATATAGCGGCATCTATTAAAATAGTATATTTACCCTCGATAATTGCTTTTAGTTTTGCAATTATGTCATCTAGATTATCTTTGAATTTTATATCAGGTTTAAGAGCCGCTAAGGCATCTATAGCAGTTTTATCATTAGCAAAACCAGCCAGTTTTAATAACTGTAAAGTTTTTTCTAAGTTTACAGCGCTATCATAACGACCCTGCGTAGCAGCGGTTAAGGTCTTAATAGCGTCCTGGTCTGTCTGATAATCTGAAATCTTAAGCGCTGATAATTGCAACACGCGATCGCGGTCTGTGTCTGAAAGTTGACGACGTAACGCAGCCTGTAAATTAATGGCATCTATGTCGAACTTAAACTGTACAGCATTACGCAGGCGTTCTATTTCTGCGCTGCGCTTCTTTTCTTGCGCTCTTTTCAATTCCTCACGTTTTAGTCTTGCTATTTCTGCGGCTCGTAATTTAGCTAGACCTGCCTCTTCTTTAGCTAATTGTGTTAATTTAGCTTGATCCTGTAATGCTTTTCTTTGTAATGCTCCTGCGGCTAAATCAGCTTTGAGCTTAGCATCGGCAGCTCTACCTGCATCGCCGTAATCAATACCTAATAAGCGATCTAAAGTGTCAAATATGAATAAAATAGCTGGGCTTTCAGCCAAGTCGTTAAATTTAGATGCTACCCTATCTATAAAACCTATTGCTTTTCCTAATCCTGTACCAAAAGCCTCTCCTAGAGCTATCATCTTTTCCTGAGTATCCTCGATACTCAGTCCTGATTTTTCTAAACCTTTTACAAAGCCTTCACCTGCGGCTACTTGCGCTTCCTCAAAACCTACTTTTAGTTTATCTAATTTTTCTGCAAAAGTATCAGCCTGTTTAATTCCGAACTCAGACTGTAAATCAATTAAAACGTCTTGGAAGTTTTTACCCTTTAGTTCAGCCTTCTCAAATCCTATTCTTAATTTTACTAGCGCGTTAAAGTCTCCGACAAAAGCTCTAGTTAAAGCGTTAGTTACTTGCTCTAGCTCTAAACCTTTACGACCGCTAATCTCAACTGCTAGGCCTAGTAATTTTTGAGAGTCTGTTAAAGAGTAGGTAGTCTGGACTAATTTTTGTAAAGATGGGATTAATTTATCCTGTGATGTACCAGTAGCTAGAGCTAAGCTACGTGTAAAATCTGTAGCTAATGAGGTAGCAAAAGCTAAACCTAACTGATTTAACTCTGATTCAAGTCTTCTGGTATTTTTTTCTAATTCGCCAAATTGATTAGCAGATTCCTTTACGAAAGCCGTTAGAGCTACAGCGCTAAAGGTTAGTCCTAATACCTTGCCAAATTTTTGCAAGGTCTTTATAGACTTCTTACTATTCTTTTCTAAATCCTTAAAACCTTTATCTTTAAGGCGCGTAATAAAATCGACCGCTACCTCTTTACGACCCATTACCATTATTTAACACCTCTTATGAACTTATATAAACGCTGGTCTATAACCTTAGTAATTTCATTTCTAACCTTATCGCCTAATATAGCCTCAGCCTTATAAATGAGGCGTTTTGGAGCGCCTGCCACTTTAGGAAAGAAAACTCTAAAATCATCTTGAGCCTTATAGTTACGCGATACGCTTTTAGTTTTAGCTCTTGAAGTCTCTTTACCAGATCCTGCTAGTTCATAAATAGCGCCGCCTGGAGTACTGTTAACTAAAGCTAAAGCGGCGACCGCTACTTTGTTATAGCCAAAAGGCGTCTTATTAATAGTAGTGCGTCTAATCTTTATACCTCTCGCTACTAAGGATGGTTGCCACGTCCAGCGCAGAGGATCCCTAGATCTGTGTATTTTGTCATTTATCCAAGCAGGCGATGAATAAGTAGGCGGCTGCTGAGAAAATACGTTTCTATCCTGATACTGAATAGAGCCAGGTACAAAGCTCTTAGCCAGTTGCTGCATAGGCTTAACAGCTTCATTAAGACCCTTATTAAAATCTTTTCTTAATTGAGGGTTTATAGTTTTAAGCTCTCGTACTAATTTATCAAAGTCAGCGATTAGTATGGACTCACTAGCTCTAGCCACTAGCGCCTCCTTTTCATCGTGCGCGGTGTATTACGCGCCTGAGCCTGCTCCTGCAGGATAAACTTTATCGCTGCATATATAGCAGGGTCGCATTTTAGTAACTCATTAGGTGAGATACTCGTCGCTACCGACACAGCTGCGACCTCCCATATGTCGCCGCGTCGGTCTATCCATTTTTTGAGTCAATAACAAAATCTACGTCTTTATATTGATTTAAGAAATCGTCATCTAGAGCAGCTGTCGTCTCACCTTTAGCGGTTATAAGATAATGCGCAAACCACCATAGATCACTTTCACGCTGATCCTCAATTAGTCGCTTACGCCATCCAGTCTTAAAGTGACTCTCAAAAGCCACCTTAGCCGCTGGCGTAAGCTCGTAATTTACCTCTTTACCGTCTTTTTTAGTTACTTTAATTAATTGCGTAGCCATTTATGTCCCCTATCCTAGTTAATTAAGATGTAGCTTTAGTTAGAGCAGTTACTGGAAGCGTAATAGATGCAGTCATTGGAGCATCGATAGAGCCGTTAATTGGCTGCCATTGTGCTACCAATACAGACATAGAATAGCGAGGGTTAGTCGCTGTAACAGTGCCTGAGACTGGGATTAGCTGAATAGCTAATTTTGTACCTAGTGCATCCTCAAAAATTGAGTTTACGCTAGATGCAGCAAAATCGTTAAACACCTCTAAAGTTACGCTAGGACGTTCAATACCACCGATTAGGTTTTGTACTGAATCAGTCATAGCCGTAATTTCTACGGCGTCAATTTCTCGCGACAGGCTGACCGCGCTAACGAAAGTGGTAATAGTTGTAGTGCCTGCGACTACAGCTACTTTATTACCCATAAAGATCGCCATTTATTTCTCCTTTTATTTAGCCGATCAATTCGACATTATACCGATACGCAAGGTAATCGATACTAGCCACCTGTACAGATCCAGCGGTAGCGGATGTTACGCGCAGGGTTTGGACAGCGCCGCTAAGTGTTGCATCTGCCTCGATCGCGGCTTTTACCGAGGTAGAACCTGTTGACGCTAGATAACCGTCTAGCTTTGTCTGTCCAGCTGACTCGCTCATACGTCCTACGATTAAAAGTATTGTACAGGTAGCGTTATCAAAACCGCGATTAAAGGTAGCGTCAAAATTTAGATCTAATTGGCCTACTACCGCACCTGGGACGTTAACAGAGTCTGGAATATAATCGTAAGTCTTTAAGCCTGTAATAGTTGCTAGTCGCGTTTTAAGATTAGCGCGTACTGTCGATGGAACCATTAAGCTACGACCTCTTTTTTATAAGCTCTTACCATCGCAGTAACGTCTCGACCTAGAGGACTCATACGAACAGCTCCTAAATCTCCTAGACCTAAGATGCCGCCTGGAGAGTCTTTACGCTTATATAAGTCAGCTGTAAGTATCTGACAGGCTGTCTCTATGTCATCTGGGACGCTAGGCCATCCCCATCTAGCAGTAACCTCAACACCTGGACGCAGACCATTACTAAAGAGTCCAGGGAATATAGGCCAGACATAAGTAGTGTTAACCATTGTCAGCTGAGTAAAAGGTCTACCTAAAGATGAGGCCGTAAGTGGATCTAGTAAGAAATCTGTATCCACCGTTAGCGTGGTCTCAAAGACGCCATCTCCATCGTCGTCTATCTTAACTACGAGACTGCTAGACGTTCCAATATCATCGACGTAAGTAAATAGCTCACTATAAGCGCGATATTTACGCGCCGAGGCAGTGCTATCTAAATAAAAACGTCTATTAGCTATGCGATCAATACTGCGAGAGGCAGACTCAATAAGTCCCTCTAATAATGTATCGTCTGAGCTATCTGTAATACTTAAAAAAGTTTTCATCGCGTTAAGCGTCGTGTAACCGTTAGTTATAGCCATCCAGGAGCCTCATCGTCAATAGGGACAGGTATTTTCGAGAATAGGTCATTACTAAAGTGTTTTCTAATATCACTCATAGCACGCCCCTTAGATCCTGGATGGTTATAACCACTGGGAGGCCGTAGCCCCCCAGATGGTTTTATTAGCACTAGAAGCTAGGTGTACCTAATCCAGTTCCGTTAATTTGTGCGAACGCTTTAGGATAACGTAGAGAGGTATACGCGAACATACCGTACATAACGATATTTAGCGCGACCTTTCCATTTGGTTCCTCGAACGTAACGTATGTCGGACTACCAGTCTCCTCGAATAAGTGAGACTCGTTGAGGTCGACGATATGGATAGTGTCTTGGTTAGTACCAGTTCCAGCCGCAGTAGTGATATTTGCGTCTGTGATGACTGGTAGACCGAGAATTGAATAACCTGAGTTATTACCGTAGTTAGGGTATCCCTCACCTGAGCCAATGGCATTTACAGGATTATACGCAGTCGGTACGACTAGCGGACGACTCTGACCATCTAGACCAGCAAGTAGGAAACCTAAACGACGTGGATGCATAATAATCGCGTTAGG